TAAAGGATTATATCAGTACAGCCACTGGTAAGACAGAGGCAGCTCCTGGGTCACATGATGATACTGTCATGGCACTAGCGATGGGATGTGAAGTATTAAGAACCCATTGGGATCGTCTACAGACTAACAATGTGTCTTGGAAGCAGAAGATATCAGACTTCCAACAAGATGATTCTAATTGGTTATAAAGATTCCCAATTGTCCTCAGCGCACTAGCATACTGCGTGGGAAGAGTATGCTACTTTAACCTAGCCTATAAGAGAGTCTCGACGTACCTGCATTAATTTGTATTTATGTCTAGACTCGCAGCCATATCGGGACTCCCTTATGGACTATGTTATATCGATAGTTAGATAGGAGGTAACAATGCGTTACAACGAACAACAGGTAACTCAACAGTCTAAAGAGACTAAAGAAGAGAAACCTAAAACAACACCGAAGCAGGGACAGTACACGTCTACTGACTTGAAGAAGGCTAAAGGTATTATAACTGGTAGAGGTATTGTCTGATGGCAGGTCCACATGGTTATAAAGAAAAGGTTACAGACGAACAACTTGTCAACCTAATTGAGTCTGGTGTACAGAACTCTCTAGGTGATTGGTTGAATAGTTCTGATCTGACACAAGAACGTCAGAAGTCAACCTATGAATACGCAGGTATGCCTGTAGGTCACTTAACACCTAATGGCGTATCGTCTATTGTTGATACATCTACTACAGAAACTGTAGAAGCATACACAGCATTGCTAACAGATTTGTTCTTAAACAATGGTAAGTTAGCACGTTTTGTCCCATATACTGAGGGACCTAATGCATATAAGACTGCACGTGATGCATCAATGATTACTAACTATTGTATCTTCAAACAGAACAATGGTTGGGAAATACTACAGACATGGATTAAATCTGCACTTCTTTGGAAGAATGGTATTGTTCGTTGGGATTATATTGAAGACTTTGAATATAAGTTTGAAGAATATGATCGTATCTCCCAAATTAAATTAGATGAACTACTATCTGATGAGAATGTTGAGATCGTAGGTGATCTTGAATTTGAGAACTCAGTAGTAGGTGATGCTGATCCATTTAATGCACAAGAGATGAATGTAGAGCTTGTCTACGTTAATGTTCGTCTTAAGCGTAAAGTGGATAAGTCTCGTGTTAAGATTGAGAATGTTCCACCTGAGAACTTCCGTATCTCTCGTGATGCTAAGTCATTAGATGATGCTAACTTCGTAGGTGTACAAACTCAGATGACTCGCTCAGAGATCCGTAAGTACTGGTCTGATGTAGCTGAGAATATCGCTGAGGATGAATGGGATGAGATGACAGGTACCCCTTGGTTGGGTGCTGCACGTTACTCCCAGGATATGGCAGCACGTAAGTTTGTCACTGGTCAGAATTACCTAACAGACTTTAGTGATTATGAGATGCCACTAGAAGCTAACCGTGAGGTTACAGTAACTGAATGTTGGATTCGTGTAGATCGTGATGGTGATGGTGTAGCAGAGTTGAAACACTTTATTACAGCAGGTTCACATATCCTACATGAAGAAGACTGCAGTATGATTCCTCTAGCTTCTTTGTCACCCATTGACATTCCTTTTGAGTTTTATGGTTTGTCTATTGCAGACTTCACTCGTAGCTCCACATTGGCAGCTACAGCAGTACTACGTGGATTCGTAGAGAATACTTACTTAACTAACTATTCTCCTAAGTTAGCAGATCCTAACGTGGTAGACTTCTCTGCATTGCAGAACATGAAACCTAAACAAATTATTCCAACTAACGGTAATCCTACAGCAGCGGTAGCACAACTACAGCCAGAGACAATTAGCTCTAGCACTGTACCACTGTTGCAGCATTTACAGTTAATTAAAGAACAAGCTACAGGTATGTCTAAGGCTGCTCAAGGTCTTAACGATACCCTATATGTCTCAGGTAACTCTGAGCAGAAGGTAGCAGCAGTACAGTCTGCATCACAAAAACGTATTCAACACATTGCTCGACGCTTTGCTGAGACTGGTCTTAAGCGTTTATGTCAAGGTGTGTATGCGACTATGCGTGACTGTATGAAAGAAATGAAGTTCCACTATCAAGGCTTATACGCTACAGTTAATGCTGAAACGTTACCTTATGATCTTGATGTGGAAGTATTCCTAGACTTGGGTGAAAACTCTAATAAGAATAAACTTGATAAGCTTAATATGGTAGGTCAACAGATCTTACCTGCGCTAAATCAAGCAGGTGCAGGTATGGTTGTAAAGCCAGAAGCCCCTGCTGTATTAGCAACTAAGATTATGGAAGCTATGGGTGTAGACTCTAATGATTTCTTAGAAGACTACACTAATGATGAGTTTAAGCAGAAAGCAGCTCAGACACTACAGCAACAATCACAAGCTAAACAAACTGAACAAGAATTGGTTCAGAAGAAAGCTGCTGCTGATTTAGCTTTACAAGAAGCTAATGTGTCTTACACTAATGCTCAAGCTAAGAATACCAGTGATGATAATATTAAGCAACTAGCTGTTGCACTTGATAAACATCAACAGGAGTGGGCAGACCTTGCTATTAAGGCAGTTAAAGAGGGAGCACAGATTCCTCCTGCACCTAACTTTGAAGACTTACTATTACTTGCTAAACAAGCAATTGATATGTCTAACACTCCAATGCCACCTCAGCAACCTGATCAAGGTATGCAACCTCAAGGTCAACCACAACCGACTGACGAAGAGTTAATGGCTATGATGCAACAATAATAGGAGATTAAATGGAAAAGTACCGAGGAGCAGCTGAGAAGAAGCTGAAAGGTCAGCATCCAGATATTGTCGCCAAAGAAGCATTAGTTAAAGCAGAGTTTGCAAATAGAGAACGTGAACACTTCTTTGATGGTGCGTATGGCGAACTATTAACAGATTACTTTTTACAGTTCCTAAACACAGAACCACATGAGAATAAGAAACGTGAATTCATATACTCCTGTGTTTTGTCTTTGGGAGATGTAAAGTCTCGATTAGTTCAATACGAGACGTATGGTAAGAATGTAAATTATTTAGGAGAGGACACAAATAATGACAACAACTAATCGAGTAGTAGATTATGAAAAGCTACTTAAAAATGTAAACGAAATGATTAACTTACTTGAGTTTGACGCAATGCGTAGCTCTGGTAAGGCAAAGCTAAACTCACAGCATTTGCACTCTTTGTATTATCTTCAAGAGATCTACAATAATAAAGTAGTACCAGAAAAACCTAGCATTAAACCTGCTGAGGTTCCAGTGAAGAAAGTAACAAAGAAAACAGCTACTAAAAAAGCTGCTGAGTGAGGAGAATAAATTATGAGTAATGATCAAACTGTACCCGAAATGGATCACGGAGATGTTACCAATGGTCAAACTGAAGCCGATCTTCTGGATGCCGTTCTAAGAAATTCTGCATTTACGCAGACTGAAGAACCGCTACCCGATGAGGAGATTCCCGAAGTTGATCCGGAGTATTCAGACGAACAAGAAGACCCAGAAGAGTCTGAAGAAACCGTTAGTGATGAGGAATCTGAAGAAGAAGTTGAAGAAGAGTCAGATGAGGATGGCGATGAATCCGAAGAGGAAGAATCCCCTACCCAAGATGTTGATGTCTTTACAGCAGACGATTTAGATTTGGACGCTTTAGTCCGTGTTAAGATTGATGGAGAAGAAGTAGATGTCTCATTTGCAGATCTACTTAAAGGATATCAAACTGACAGCTCGCTATCTAAAAAGGGTCGAGAACTAGGTGAAGCTAGACAAGCATTAGAGGAAGAACGTCAACAAGCGTTATCTCAAGTGCAACAGATGTCAGAAGCTTCAGCTGCTGTATTAATGGGTCAAGAGCAACAATACTCAAAACAATATCATGAGATTGAAGCTAAGATTCAAAAAGCCCGAGATGAGGGTGATCGATACGAATTAGAAGAGCTTAAAGATCAACGTGAGCAAGCACAGAGTAAATACTGGAATGCTCGTAAACAACGTGAAAACCTACAAGAGCAGCTTGCTCAACACAAAGAATTGCAAGCACAGCAAGAATGGGAAACCAACATGCAATATTTCTCGGAGGTGATCGAAGATAAAGTCCCTGGGTTTAATGAAGACATGGCACAACAGATTCGCGAATTCGCATTAAGTGAAGACGTAGGTTTGCCAGAGTATCTAGTCGATTCAATCATGGACCCTGATGTCATTCGTGTGCTGAATGATTATCGAATCTTAAAAACAGGTGTAGCTAAAGGCGAAGCAAAACGTAAGGCAGTTCCAACTAAGAAAGCTGTACCTACAAAGAAAGCAAAGTCTAAGCAAGCCAAAGAAGTTGACAAAGAAAAAATGATTAAAGCTCGTGCATTCCGAGAGGATGCATCTAAGGAAGATCAGGATGCCTTCCTAAAACAATACGCAGCGAATTCTTTATCGCGAAAGATGTAAATGATTACATCATATTAATATAACATGGAGGTCTTAAATGGCTGTAACTACTGGCGGTCGCGCAACTGGCGCACCTACAGGTCCTGTAACTTCAGGTACTTCAAACGCTAACGTCTCACAACGTGAGGACTTGGCAAACTTCATTTCAATGATTACCCGTGACGAAACTCCGTTCATGGCATCTATTGGTAAATCTAAAGCTACTCAAATCTATCACGAGTGGCAGACTGACGCATTAACAGCTCCTGCTGATTCACGTATTGCTGAAGGTGTAGATTTCATCGCACCTACTGCAGGTGGTTCTGCTGTATCTGGTGAGCACGGTACTGGCTTCAATGACGCAGGTCCTAACCGTACTCGTTTGGGTAACTACACTCAGATCAATGGTAAAACTATTGCTGTATCTGGTACTAAGCGCGCTGTTGATCAAGCAGGTGTTGCTGATGAGTATGCTTATCAGTTGAAGAAGCGTGGTACTGAGATGCGTCGTGACATGGAAAAGAACATGGTTCACGATTATCAAGTAGCTTCTGGCTCAGGTATTCGTGCAGCAGGTGGTTTCCAATCTTGGATCAATGGTAATACTGTTGAGAACAACAACCACACTGCAGCTTCTACTACTGGTGCAGGTACTGACGCAGGTACTTTGGCAGCTGTAGCTGACCGTGTTGCTTTGTCTTTGTCTGACATCGACAGCGTAATGCAGTCTATCTATGAAGAAGGTGGTAAGGCAACTAAGATCATGTTGTCTCCAAAGCTACGTCGTGACTTCTCTGATCTGATGGTTTCAGATTCAGGTGTACGTCGTAACATCGACATGGATGGTAAGCTACGTCAATCAGTAGACATCTACATGTCTGACTTTGGTGACTTGATGGTAGTTCCTAACTACATCATGGGTCTTGCTAATGGTTCTGGCGATGCTAACACTGCTAACACTTGTGCATTGATCTATGATCCACAGTGGTTCTCTGTTGCTACTCTACGTCCTCTTGCAGAAGTTGATGTAGGTCAGAAAGGTGACTCAATGGTTGGTCAGATGGTTGAAGAGTGGACTCTTCAGTGTAACAACCCTAATGGTTGTGGCGCAATCTACGGTTTGGCATAATCGTTAATAAGGGGGAGATCTTAGGGTCTCCCCTTTTTACTACTTAAATATATGGGAGTTATATTATGTTGGTTGTTAAAAATGAAACTAGTGGTGTTGTTTATCCTGCAGATCTCTGCACTTGGATTGAAGCACCAGTAAGTGGTGGTGGCTATTCTATTGGTACTGCTAACTTTTATGGCACAGGCGCAGCAGTCTCTATTGCTACCCCAGTGTTGGGCTACATTGGTAAATCAGGTCGATTTGTCAAAATGAGTTCATAAGTAATTCGAGGACAATATGGAAACTAAACACAAGATACAAACGTTAGATAGTGTTGCAGGTTTCAATGAAGACAATAAGCGTTGGAGCTTTGCTCAAAATGAGAAGCCTTTTATTGAGGCAGCTAAACTTGAGCGAGAGCAAGTACAGAAACGTGATATTGGCTACAAGAAAGCTTGCACTATCCCTACGATTGTACAATTAGAAATATTTGAAAAGTATGATATCGATATTATGGCTGATAATTTTATGAATGACTCTGATAAAGTAAAGCGTGTCCTTCAAATTATTAAAACAGAGTATCCATACTTAATGTCATATTAAGGAGGTTAGCAATGTCAGCATACACTGATTTTGTTGATAATGTAAGAGCATGGGCTAACCGTGATTCAGATGTATTACCTGATAGTGTTATTCAAGATGCATTAAGTTATACAGCAGACAAAGCATATAAGGTACTTGAGATACCTGTATTAGAAGCTATTGCTACTTACACTATTATTGAAGATACTGCAATTGCTACTAGTATGTATCAGGTTTATATAGATAGTACTAGCTTTGGTAAAAGTATTGTTAAACTACCTATACCTTCAGATTTAATTTCTTTTATCCATTTACGAATTAAAGACTCAAATAATGAATCTAAGAAGGGTGTGGTGTTTAACGAGAAAGCAGATATACGTACTTTCTTTGATATGTATTCAGATCGTTATACTGATTTTGTTTGGTCAAGACAAAGTAATGATATCTTAGCATCTGGTGATATTAGTGTTGGTGATCAGTTAGAATTATACTTCTATCATCGTTTACCTGCATTAGATGCACGTTATGCTATTACTGCAAATAACTTTAATGAGTTATTAATTGATGTACCTACTGTACAAGATACATCAGGTACTACTTTATATTTTGCTAATGGTACTACATACCCGCCTGTTCCTGGAACTGACACAGCATATCCAGTACAGAATGTAGCAGGTGACAGAGTTGAAATTAAATTTGAAGACTCTAATGGTCAAGAAGTTTCTAATTGGCTTAGAGATAGTAACAGACAGATATTATTATTTGGTGCATTGTCACAATGTTTTGATTATTTAGATGACATGCCTCAATCTCAAAAGTATAAATTAAAATATGAAGAAGCAGTTAAAGAATTAATATTAGAAGAAAAGAAACGTAAAACTTCTGGCGGCAATATTCAAATGCATTTTAATTCTCAGTTAATATAAGGAGATACATATGGCTGACATTAATGATTCAGAACAAGGCGGCATTTTCTCTTCTTCTTATGTTGTAGATACTACAGATGCAGCTAAGGGTGGAGCATTCGCTACTGATACTGTTGGTACACTTTCTGGTGAATATGAAACTACTAATAAAGCAGTATTAATTATTGAAACTCAATTAGCTGAAGCTCAGGCTACAACATCTGGTTATCTTGATGATGCTGAGACTGCAGCAACTAATGCAGCTAATAGTGCAACTGCAGCAGCTACTAGCGCAAGTGCAGCTTCTGACTCAGAAGACGCAGCAGCTACTTCTGAATCTAATGCTTCTACATCTGAAAGTAATGCTAGTACTTCAGCTACGAATGCTGCTAATAGTGCAACTGCGGCAGCAGGTTCAGCAACTACAGCAACAACTAAAGCATCTGAAGCAGCCACATCTGCAGGTAACGCAGCTACCTCAGAAAGTAATGCTGCTACATCAGAAGGTAATGCAGCTAATAGTGCAACTGCAGCAGCAGGTTCTGCTACATCAGCATCAACTTCTGCAACTAACGCTGCTACAAGTGCATCTTCAGCATCAGCAGCACAAACAGCAGCTGAATTTGCTCAGTCATCAGTAGAAACTTTATTCGAACAATTTGGTGATCAATATCTTGGCTCACATGCAGATGACACTGCGGTAGCTACTTATGCATCTAGTAATTCATACACTCTTGATGAAGGTGATATTTATTGGGATAGTACTGATAACGTACTTAAATTCTACACAGGATCTGCTTGGGTAGCTCCTGAAGATATTGCATCTACAGCAGCAACTAACGCATCTAACAGTGCAACAGCAGCTGCAAGCTCAGCTACAGCGGCAGCAACATCTGCTATATCTGCTGCAGGATCAGCTTCGACTGCAACTACTAAAGCAAGTGAAGCATCTACAAGTGCTTCTAATGCGGCAAGTAGTGAAAGTGCAGCGGCTACTTCAGAAAGTAATGCAGCTACTTCAGCTAGTAATGCAGCAACATCTGCTTCTAATGCAGCAACGTCTGAAGGCAATGCTGCTACATCGGAAGGTAATGCTGCAACTAGTGAGTCCAATGCAGCTACTAGTGAGTCCAATGCAGCTACTAGTGAATCTAATGCAGCTACTAGCGCATCTTCTGCTTCTGGTAGTGCAACAACAGCTACTACTCAAGCATCTAATGCAAGCACATCTGCAACTGCAGCGGCGGCATCAGCTAGTGCAGCTTCAACATCTGCAACTAATGCAGCAACTAGTGCAAGTGCAGCAGCTGACAGTGAAACTAATGCAGCAACATCTGAGAGTAACGCATCAACGTCTGCATCTAACGCAGCTACAAGTGCTTCTAATGCGGCGACTAGTGAGACTAACGCAGCTACATCGGAGAGCAATGCTAGTACATCTGAAACAAATGCAGCAGGTTCTGCTACAGCAGCAGCTTCAAGTGCAACATCTGCAGCATCTAGTGCTACATCTGCATCGTCTTCAGCAGCAGCAGCGGCAGCATCTGAAACTGCAGCAGCAGCAAGTGCAGCAAGTGCGGCGGCAACATATGATGGGTTTGATGATCGTTATCTAGGTGCTAAGTCAACTGATCCTGCTACAGATAATGATGGTGACGCATTAATTATTGGTGCTTTATACTTTAACACTACTGATGGTGTAATGAATGTTTACACTGCATCAGGGTGGGTTCCCGCATCTTCTTCATTATCTGCAGTATTTGATCAATATTATTTTACTGCTACTTCTGGACAAACAGTATTTTCAGGTACAGATGATGAGGGTAACACATTCTCATGTTCACCTGCATATGTTATTGTAACATTAAACGGTATTGTCTTAGAAGCTACTAATGATTATACAGTAACATCTAGTGCTGTTACATTAACATCTGGTGCTACAACTGGTGATGAACTTAATGTTGTTGCATTTGGTCCTGTAGCTATTGCTGATGTTTATGTTAAAGCTGATTCTGATGCACGTTATTTATTAGACAGTGAAGTAACCAATCTTGCAGCAGTCAAGTCATTCGATCCAACAGATTATGCTACAGCAGCTCAAGGTGCTTTGGCTGATTCGGCATTACAGTCTATCCCTGACAACTACATCTTAAACACTGGTGATTCAATCACAGGCAACTTAGACTTTGGCGACAATGTCAGAGCTAGGTTTGGTACAAGTCAAGATTTACAGATTTATCATGATGGGTCTGATAGTTATATAGGTGATTTTGGTACTGGCAATTTAAAAATTCAAGGAGCAAGCAGACTGACAATAGGCTCTACGAGTGGAGAAGAATTCATTGTTGGTAACAATAACGACTCAGTTGAATTAAAATTTAATAATTCAACCAAACTCGCCACAACCTCTACAGGCATTAACGTAACAGGCACAGTAGCAGCTACATCATATACAGGTGATGGCTCAGCACTTACTGGCATTGATGCACTTCCAAGTCAATCAGGTGAATCAGGTAATTTCTTAACCACTGATGGCACTACAGCTTCTTGGACAGCCATTGACACAGGTAACACTGCTGATGTTGGTTGGGAAAATCCACACACTATTACAACTAACTACACAATAACCACAGGAAACAACATGGTAAGCGCAGGTCCTTTAACAATTAGTACT